GATATGGTTGAGAAAATCAGCATCAAACAGATGGTAGAAAATGCAAAGGTAAATAGCAGATTTGGTGACAAAATCCTTATGAATATTAACCCTATGTATATACATATTCCTTCATGGCAGAGAATGTGTGATGTGCTGGCTGCACAGCAAATCGGAAACAATTACAATACATACAAATGGGAAGTGCCGAAGCTTTTGTACTGGAACGGAATTTTGATTTGCATTGATGGTATGCACAGAATTTATGGTGCTTACAAGGCAAAAATCAGTAATGTTGTCTGTGAAATTCTTGAATGTTCTCTGAACGATGCAATTCATCTTTTCTTAGATCAGGGAATTGATAGACGTAAGATGTCGCCCGTTGATTATTATAGAGCAGCAATCGAGAGTGGTGATGAAAATTACATTCAGTTAAAGGAAATCTGCAATAGTCACAATGTAGCAGTTAAGGGAGACCCTATTGAGAACCAGGTTGGAATCTTTACACCGATTACAGATGGAATCCGTTCTATTCAGAGAAATGGCACTGAATTACTTAATAAGATTATCAATCTGATTACGGAATTACAGTGGAATGGATATGCAGATACATATAACGGCAAGGCATACACAGCGAAGTATATCAGAATTATGCATTCCATGTATGCATATTACGATGGCAGAACCGATGAAATGGAGTCGATTCTGAAAGAGAAATGCACTGGTACAAAGTTTTTCGTAGACAATCTGATGGAATTAACGCAAGGTCAGGCATTTGATGCGCTTTCTAAAATTGTTAGATATGAAATGGAAAGTCCGTTCAGAAAACAGCCTGAGAAAACTACGAAGAAAACTAATAAGAAATTGGCTTAAAACGGAGAACAACATAACAGAAATCATTATCCTTTGGCGAGGGAATGATATATATACATAACAACTTTGTTTACATACGAAAGTTGGGCTAACGGCTATACGGGCAAAAGAGGTAGATTATGAAATGGATTACATTATTACGGAACAAAAAATATGCATTACTTCAAAACGAAACTGATACGCAGTATTGTGTTGCAAGTAATTATGATCCTACGCAGCCTGAAGATAAACAGTGGGGACATGGATCATATTTTATGTATCAGAACGCAATGCAAAAGGCAATTTCGCTTACAAATGCATTGAATGAATTTCGGTATAAAACCGAAGATGATTACTTGACTTATTCAAGAGCAATCGAGCTGGCAACGCAATTCAAGGACTGTGCTTTGGAAGATGAAGATTTGGCTTATGTCATTGATAATATGGATGAAAGCGAAATCGAATTTTTCGGACTGAATGACGTTGAAAGTGATATTTTTTGAGGAGAAATCAAAATGTATAGAGTAGAATGGATAGACGAAGAAGGAGAAATAAGGGTAAGAAGAGGCTTTGAATCAAGTAAAGCAGCGCATAAGTGGATCAGAGCGCATCATTTTGACATGGATTTAGAATGTCCTATGGTATTCCTTGACGAAGAATAAATAGATGGAATTGAAATCGATAATATTTTGCGAGGAGGAAACATTAATGAATCGTAATTGTATAGAAAGCATTTTAGAAAATGATGCACTATTCAATATTGAGAAAAATATGATGGAAGCACGAGCCAAATCAATTTTTCAGGAATTTAAAATTGAATTATTACGGATTAAAGCAGCTAAGTATAAAGCATATTTCTTTCATAAATTTCAGTTGGCAGAAAAATTAGAAAAACAAGAAAGAGAAAATGAAGATGCTCTTGTTGGAGAGTGGGACGGTATGTGTTATGCAAGCTGGAGAGCAAAAGCGGTATTCAGAACACTGGAAGATATGAGAGATGAAGGAATTATAACAGAATCAGAATATAAAGAATGTGAGTAGTTGAAAACAACATTTTGAGAGGAGAACAAATATGATGAATGCAAAGGAAATTGTAGATATTTGGAAAGAAGTCGTTAAGATTTACAATGATACAAGGGAAATCAATCTGCCCGAAAAAACTATGAGCGAAATAATTCGTAAGTTTGGTTTAGAGAAAACAAAAGAAGTATTTGCAACAGTAGCAGCTATCAAAAAACATGACGGTAGAATTTATGGAAAGAACAGAGAGTATATGAACAGTATTCCTGTTGATTCAGAGATTGTAGAATGGAGAAGCGGAAATCCCGTAGTATATGCAGGACTTGATGATATTCATACGACGCATATCAACCAGCTGATTACCGAATTAAGGAAACTGGATAACTAAATACATCATTCATTTAGAAGGAAGGAAATAATATGTTAGGATATAAAATCTATTTCAATGGAAACGAATTTGTAGCAGATAATACTGCAACAGAAGTTCAGACAATGCCATGCGATTCAACTGTTTCATGGATGGCTAATAAGACATATGCAGATGATGCTGTAGAAGAGTACAATGCAAATGATCTAAAGGATGTTAAAAAATGTAAGGAATGCGGAGAATATTTCTGGCAAACAGATGAAGAAAGAATATGGTTTACTGATAGGAATATGAAAGCACCTTGCAGATGTCATTCTTGCAGAAAAAAGAAACACTGAAATCGCAGTTCAAAGGGAAGGAAAGAAAACGATGAACGAATATATTAAAGAAATTGAACAAATTGCAGCTAAATGCACAGAAAGTCAATCTGATGGATATTCACAAATTATGAGAATTTGTGACGCAATGAGAGAACAACAGAAATATTGTTTAGGATATATTTCTAAAGAAGAAAGAGAATTTGAAAAAGAACTAATTGAAAAATGTATTGCTGTTATCAACGAACTGCCTAATTGTCCCAATGGACATTCAGATGTGTATGATAAGGCAACAATTGAAAGAGTTCTGAGAAATGTAATTGAGTAAATGGATATTTCATAAGGAGGAAATATTATGGATGATATGCAATTCTCAAAATATTCTTGTGACATAAGAGAAATTTTGTCCAAGACAGACCGTGAAGGTCTTGAAACTCTTGTACGTAATGCAGTAGCTTATGCACAGAGTAATAATCGTAGTAAGACAAATTGGATTGCTCAGGAATTATTTGTGGATGTAATTCCTGATGATTTGATTGCTGAAATATTTAATGCAGAGTAAATGAGGTGTTTATTTGAAAAGACAGAATGTTAATAGAAAAAATAATATGATGGAAACAAAAATTGATGGAATTAATGAATTTGCAAAGGAAACAGCAAGTAATCTTCTTAAAAAATATCCAGATATTGATTTTTACGATTTGATGTTTCAATTTGAAATGCAATTCAGACATGAATACTCGATGGCTATGTTAAAAGAAACAGTTAACTAAATGCGTGTTTCAACAGTTTAGAAAGAGGTAAAAGTATGAGAAAATTACTGAAAAAAATATCCGATTTAAAAAATGCATATAGAGTTCTTGAAATAATGGACAAAGCAGGATGCGATATTGAACAAGTATCAAATATGAATGGATATTATAAACTCAAACCCAAATGGTATGTATCAGAAAGAGATGCAAAAGACCTACAAAAGATAGTTTTACATAAAAAAAATTATTATGGTAATCATCACATGTTTTGGAAAATTTGGTTTAAAAATATTCGTGACGGATATAGATATTTATAATTAAATTCGCAGTTCTTTAAAAGATTGGAGGAAATATATGTTTGAATATAATGGATATCATTTTGAATCAATAAGAAAACTAAAAGAATCAGAAAAGAAGGATATATGCACATTCTCTAAACATATCAGAAGCGATAGAGAACTTGGGATATGTGATTATGATGTTGATTGGAAAAAACATGATTATAGTTGGAAAGATTTTTATTCAGCAAGTAATGACAGTCAATTAGACATATTCTTATGCAAAGAAAATGGAAAATTATATGTTCCTTGTGAACATGAGTTATTTCAGTTTGAAGAAAAAGAACATAATTTGCCTACTGCAAAGAAAATAAAGTATTGAAACTAAGATTTCTTAGGAAGGAGTAAAGAAAAATGAGTAAAAGCAATTATGAAAAATATGCTGAAGTAAAACAACAGGAATTATTGCATAAAGAAAGAAATTTGCAGCAAGCAATCAGTTGTCTAAGGGATAGACAAAAGTTCGCATCATTGCAATGCATGGACAGCGCAATAGATTTTGTTGCTGACTTATACGATTTATCCATTGATGAAGTGAAGCGAGCAATGGATGGAGAAGAATACTGGTGTATATGAATGAAAGGTGAGTGATTTATGGGAAATACAATTAAGAATTATCAGAAGAAACAACGCAGAGACCAGCGTGATGTATACAGAGAAGTTAGTCAGTTTGTAAAAGAAAAGCTTACAGAAATGTATTTCGGAAATAAGGAGAGAAATAATGAGAGATTTGAGACCAGGTGATGTGGTACATTGTCAAGGGATTATCTGCACAATCAAAGAGATAGATTGGCAGGAGCCATGGGAAATGCGAAAAGCATATTACTTAGAGTTCCGTGATACAAACGGAGTATACCGAAGTTGGAAACAGAATTTTGATGGCGGTTACGCAGAACTGAAGGGAGACGATTAAATGATTTTAGAAAAATGGGATGATGAAGCGAAAGAAGTTGTACGAAAGTTTTCAAGTAATGAAAAGGATCGGTTAAATGCAATCATTGCAATGCATATTATGGCCTGTAACATGAATGATGAAAGTGCATATATGACATGGATTGAGCTGGCTGTTCCCGATTGCCCTAGCGAATGGGATTTCATTGATTTTGCACAGAATGATGAAGGAACAGTGGAAAATAAATTGTTTGATGAAGCAGTTGATTTGTTCAAGAAATTATGGAATGAATATGCAAACGATGATCATGGTTTATACATAGGTGGGAAGGCTTACTAGGAGACGATTAAAACTGGAAAGAACACAATATAGTTTAGTCACTAGACAAGGCAGTTAGGAGAATAAATACCTAGCTGCTTATTTTATTACAAGAAAGTGAGGAAATGAATATGCACGATTTTACTAAGAGCGAAATGGAAATCGTAAAGGATAACTTACAAGCATATATTGTAAACTTTGGCAAGCCACGGATTGTGCGAGGAGATGATGGAGAAAGCTTTTATGTGTTCACTGATGATTCGGATTCATGGAGACAGTATTGTTACAACATCGATTATTTGAATGGATGGTTATACGGATGTGTACAAGCAGCTTGTGGAAATCCAAAGCGAGATGAAGAAATGAGAGAAATGTGTGATAGTGCAGGTTTTAGAGAAAGATATGCAATTTTGTATGGAGAAAGAGAAACGAAAAATATTAGTGGACATAAATGCTATGTGTTTACGTATTCAGAAGATGATGAATATCAGGATGCAAACGGAGCTTTGTATGACACAGTAGAAAAGAGATGGAGGGATTAAAATGTGGGTGGTTTCAAGTAAACAAAATAATTATTGTGACTTTTTTGAAAGAAAAGCATGGGCTTTAGATAAAGCAAAAATATTAAAAAGTTTTGGTTAGAAAGATGTAGTGATTAAACCACTTTAGAAAGGTAGATGATTGGTATGTTAAAAGTAAAATATGTTGGATTTGGTGGTTATATGGAAGTTCCTTGTTATGAAGATGAAAACGGAAAGTTATATTTTGATGAAAACAACGGAAGAAATGGACTTGCATTATATACAGGAGCTTATAGAACTGAATGCGATGAGATTTGTGGTGAACCAAATACAAGAGTAACAGAAGAAGTTGTATGCGATGATCCGTTTGTAAGACATCCAAGAGAAATGGATTATATGATGTTAGGCAGATTAAAGGCAGATTGTGACTATTTCTTGGGTAACGGAAACGGATATGAAGGACATCTGTATTACAAGTCAGTTGAAAAGCATTGCAATGAAATGGAAAAATTATGGAACTCATTTACAGAAGATGAAAAACCAGAATGGTTGACAATGAAACAGATTAAAGAATACAGAGAACAGATGTTAAAGGCAAGGAGGGATTAGTTATGTTACCACAGATTCAGTATGATAAGGCTTTACTTGGTAAATTAAAGAGTAATTATTTTAATGCAAAGGCATTATACGAATGCATTAAGGAACAGGCAGAAGAAATTCAACGGAAGATTCTTGCAGAGAATGAATTTTACGAGACAGAAGATATTGCGGAAAGGATGGAAAAGAGAGGGGGAAGTGGTAAGCCTGAACGCATCCTTGATCCTGACCATACATACATGATGGATTTAGATAATGAGCTGCCACGGTTTATTAACTTGTGTTATCCAGAATATGTAAAGGCAGGAATTGCTGATAAGCGAGGTAAAGATTATATTCCTGAAGCAGAAGCGAGAGATTTAATGTGGGAGGCTGAAAAACAGCTTGTGGAATATGGAATTGATATTATTCCTGATGAGTTTGGTGAAAAGGAAACACTTAGAAAAGCAGTACAGATGATTAAGTATAGAGATAAGGTGCTTGATTTAGTGTTGAGATTAGAAAGTGGGGAGGTCGAGAATTATGCATAAAATAATTGATAAGGCTGTTTTATCAGATGGAACGGAAATACAGCTTGAAGATTGGCATACTAAAAACACAAAAGCATATCCAGACTTACACGGATATACAATTGGTGCTTATCCGATAGCAAAAAATACAAGCAAATGTGGTCTAATAAAAACAGGTGAGAGTTTTAGGTTAAGTATTGCTAGAAACGAATATGCAAAATATACCGATGATATGGTGCTTGCAGATTATGAAGCTTTGAAAAATGGAACTAAAACACTTGCTGATTTGCGAGAACATTTTTGGAACAGAGAAAAAGATGCATTTTATTTAGGCTTAAT